TTTCCGTTCTCCAATTTTGTCCCACGTGGGACAGTTTTGCTAGGCGATACAGCCAATGTCCATAAGGGACAAATAAAGGGACAGGGAGCGCGAGGCTCCCTATCCCCTTAGAAGTCGCTTAGGCCTTAAGGCCAAGGATTGCCAGCCCAAGAGCCTCATAGGCGGCCATAAGCGCGGGGCTTTGGCCGATCTTTTCCTTGGCAACAGCGTCGGCTATGTCGGTTGCAAGCTTGGTGAGCTTCTCCGGGTTGAAGGCAAGGGGGGGTTGCTCCGTCTTGGCTTTCTTGGTCAATTCATTGTAACCAACAAATGCGCCCATATCGCCAGACAGAACGGATTCGATAATATCTCCGATAGTCTCGCTATCCTTGTCTTGCGCCCATTTTGGGAAAGCGTCGGGCTTGATCTCACCCTCTTTAATGCCGATTGCTTGCGACAAGCAAACAGCGCGCTTGCGGATTGTCAGACCATAGCCTTCCGGTGTCTTTCCTGCTTTCCCGTCTTTCGTCATTTTCGCGCCAAACGAATTGCAAAGCATGGCCGAGAATTCGTCTTGCTGGATTTTGCCAGTGGCGATTGCCTTGGCCGCTTCAATCAATGGAGCGTTAGCAATCGTCTCAACCGCCCCAATCGCGTCGCTTGCGTCAAGCGTAGCAACCCGAATTGCTTCAAGCCCGTTTTCGAGACTTACTCGAATTGCCTGCCTTGCCTGAAATTCACGCGAAAGAGCAACGCTTGCGCCTTCCACTACGTCAACGGGTTCCGCTTCCACGGGTTCCGCTTCCACTGCCTTAATTTGTGCTTTCGACATTTGCTTATCCTCATTGTGTTGTCCCACGTGGGACAGTTTCGAAACCGGCATTGCCAGAACAGGCACAAGCCGCGCCCCCCGCTGGGCGTACACGTGCGGGAAAGGAACCACTAGGCTAGGCAAGGCTGGCTTGTCTCTCCCCTTGCGGTGAACCGTGCATGGAATACGACGAACGGAGTGAAGGCTTCCCGTTAGTTGCTCTCCATTGAAACTTTCCTATACTCTGGTTGTAATATAGTTGCGTGTTCCTGCTCTGTTCTATTCTATGCTATTGTTGCGTGAGGGAGCGCCCATCCTTTCCATTTCTTGCGTGGGAGAGGGCTTTGACGTAATTTTGTTGCGAGGGTGGGGGGCTTCGTGAGAGCGGCTTGTGTGTGCGTGTTTAGGCCCCCTCTCGGATTTTATAAAAACTCCAAAAACCCATTTTACGTAGGAGCTGTTTTAAAGGCCCTAGGATTGATTCTAGATGCTGTCCGCTACCCGAGTACCCTAAAAGGCCTTTCATGCAATCCTACCCCCTTTAGAATCCAATATAAGGCATAATGGTTGACAAAGAGAAGGGCCTCCTACCGTCGGCCCCCCGCCCAGTAGAGAATCTCCGCTAATATTCTCCTATGATACCTCCTTAGAGATAAACTCTTTTTAGTTTATTTCTCTTTGTTATATTCTTTTTAGTAACCTCTCTTATAATACTCTCTTAGAGAATATATATTTTAACATACTTTTCTTGTTTTGTCAATAGCTAATTAACAAAAAAAAATATAACCAAAAAGAAGAAAGTTCTTGACATTACCCTTGTTTTATGTTATAATAGTAGTATAGAGATAGAGGCTTTTAAAAATATGAGTATGTTAAATAAAGATCGAACAGTCCCTGAAAAGGGAAAAGGCTCTAAGCTTACTCCTAAGATGGAGGCTTTTGTCCAAGAATACATGATCGACTTGAACGCCTCTCAAGCGTGTCGTCGTGCTGGTTACAAAACTGGTAACCCTAACAAAATGGGTACACAGCTTCTTAATCATCCTCTTGTTATCCGCGCTATCGAAGAGCGCAAAGCAGAGCGCCGGGAAAAAGCTGAGCTAACGGCTGAGTACGTTCTCAACAAACTGGTTGCTCTAACAGAAAAGAATGAAGACGTAAACCCTACTGTCGCTGTTCGCACTCTTGAACTACTTGGTCGCCACCTTGGCTTGTATCGGGATCGTCAAGAAATTAGTGGACCAGATGGTGAAGCTATCCACGTTAAGGAAGAACAGGTAAGACAGAATGTCGCAGATTTCACCAGCAAGCTTGCTAGCCTCGCTTCCAGAGCAGGAAAGGGAAGCGTGGTTGAGTTCCCTGACCCAAGAGGAGATAGCAGCACTTAGGTGGGATTGGGGTTTCTGGGCCCGCCCAAACCAAAAAGCACCTGAAGGTGATTGGAATGTTTGGGTCGTCCTTGCAGGACGCGGCTTTGGAAAAACTCGTCTTGGTTCCGAGTGGGTACGAGAACTAGCTCACAAATATCCCGGGTGTCGCATAGCGCTTGTTGCTGAAACTGCGGCTGATGCGCGCGACGTCATGATCAAAGGAGACAGCGGGCTCTTGAATTGTGACCCGACGTTGTCGGACGATTCTTGGTCTCCTACTAATCGCTGCCTTACGTGGCCAAATGGCTCGAAGGCTTACACCTACAACGGTACTACGCCTGACCAGCTTCGCGGTCCTCAGCACCATTTTGCTTGGGTTGACGAGCTTGCGAAGTTTGAATACATGCAAGACGCATGGGACCAGCTACAGTTTGGTCTTCGTCTTGGTGAACACCCTCAGGTTCTTGTTACCACTACCCCCCGCCCCTTGCCTCTCATCAAGCGACTGGTGGCTGACCCAGCAAATGCGATTACTCGTGGCTCTACTCTCGACAACGAAGACAACCTAGCACGGTCTACCGTCAAGGCGCTTTACGAGACGTACGGTAACAGTAGGCTTGGTCGTCAGGAGCTTGACGGGGAAATCCTTGGAGACATCCCCGGGGCCCTTTGGAGCAGAGAAAACATTGACCTCACCCGAGTTAAAGTTGCACCCGATGACCTTGAACGAGTGTTTGTTGCAGTGGACCCTGCCACCTCATCTAATGAAGGAAGCGATGAACACGGCATTGTCGTCGTGGGTCTTGCTAGAGACGAAGACGGTTACGCCCGTGGTTACGTTCTAGAGGATGCTAGCCTGAAAGGTACTCCCGAAGACTGGGCCAAAGTAGCGGTCAAGATGTATCGCAAATGGAGTGCCGACAAGATCATCGCTGAAAAGAATCAAGGCGGTGAGATGGTCTCTTCTGTTATCAAGGCTCAAGATCGTACAGTCCCTGTAAAGCTTGTACACGCCAGCCGTGGTAAAGTCGTACGGGCAGAACCTATCTCGACTCTTTACGAACAAGGACGAGTACACCATGTTGGTCGCTTTGATAAACTCGAGGACCAGATGTGTGAGTTCTCTATTGACAATGTCCGTAACAGTTCTACCGGCTCGCCTGATCGTGTTGATGCACTTGTTTGGGGTATGACCGAACTGTTCGAAAAGATTGCTGGACGTCGTAGAGTTAACAACGTTACTCGTGGAAGCCAAACAACTACAGACAATTCTTGGGACGATGGTACTGCCGTTATAGCTCAACTCTATGGCGGTGCTACTCAAACCAGTTGGATGATTGGATAAACAAACGTGAAAGACTACAACGATCAGGTAAAACCTGAAGAGAAAGAAGACGGCTCCCTAGTAGACGTTATCGCTACAGAAGGCCTGCCTGATCCTAAGTACGTCCCTGAAGGTTTTGACTCGGTCGAACATTTTCTTAGCGACATGCGAGAAGAATACAAGGCCGACCTTGAATTTGACCGTGTAAACCGGGAACAAGCGATAGACGATAAGAAGTTTGCTGCTGGCGAGCAATGGGACCCAGTTGTCCTTGAGCAGCGTCGCGGCCTCCCATGTCTTGTGATTAACAACATCCCGCAGTTTACTGCCCAGATCGTAGGTGACTGGCGGGAAAGTCGTAAAAGTATTAAGGTCGTTCCGTCGAATGACGAGGATGTCGAAATTGCCTCGGTTCGAGGCGACCTTATTCGCTCTATTGAAGTCCAAAGTCAAGCAGATCGTGTGTACGATTCGGCCTTTGAAAGCCTTATCCAGTGCGGTGACGGTGCGTTTCGGGTTGCTGTTGAGTATGCCCGCAACGACGTGTTTGACCAAGACATCTTTATCCGCCCCATCGAAGACGCCCTAAGCGTTGTTTACGACCGTTTCTCTGTTGACCCGACTGCTCGGGACGCCAAGCGTATCTATGTGAGCGATAAAATCCCTAAGAAGGAGTATCGTCGCAAGTTCGGTGACATCCCTGCTACTAGTCTTGATGACAACAACTTTATGGAAGACCTGTCTATCGACGGTTGGGCAGATGATGAGTGCTATCAGGTTACAGAGTACTGGAGATTGATTGAACGCCAGCGTATGATGGCTTTGTTCAGCAACGGTAAGTCGTTTATTATCGACGACACCAACACTGACTACCTCATGGCTGAGTATGGCGCTCCTGTTAAGACCCGTATTACGTGGGTGACTTACGCTCAGATGCACCTTTGCACTGGATTTGCCATCCTGAGCGGTCCTTACGAGTACCAACTTAACCGGTTGCCTATTATTCGTATGTCTGGCCGCGTTGTCAACATCGGTGGCCGTCGTGTTCGCTACGGTATGGTCCGCTTTATGAAGGATGCAGCCCGCCTTAAGAATTTCTGGCGTTCAGTTGCTGCTGAGCAGCTTGGTTACGCACCTAAAGCTAAGTGGATGGCGACTGAAGGCGCTGTGCAGGGCCGTGAAGACACTATTCGTAAAGCGCATCTTAGTCGTGACCCGCTTCTTATCTTTAATGATGAGGCTGTATTCGGCCAGAACGTCCAGCGTGTTGATCCTCCGGGGATTGAAGCCGCTCTTCTTAACGAATCACAGATCAATGCCCAAGACATGAAAGATGTCACCGGTATTCACGACGCTTCGTTGGGTATTCGCTCTAACGAAGTCTCTGGTAAGGCTATTATGGCCCGCCAGCGTGAAGGTGATATTGCTAACCTGACCTTCCACGACAACGCTAACGCTGCTCTTGTCGAGGCTGGTGACGTTATCAACCAGTTTATCCCGCAAACTTACGACAGCACCCGTATTCTCCGCACTATCGGAGAAGACCAAGAAGTCAAGTTTGTTAAAGTCAACGATCCGATGGACCCCAACGCTATCGACATGTCTGTTGGCATGTTTGACGTTGCTCTTTCTACTGGCTCTTCATACACGACTCGTCGCGTTGAGGCTGCTCAGGCTATGATGGAAGCCATTCAGGTCTGGCCTGATCTTATGGGTATTGCTGGTGACCTTGTTGCCAAGGCTCAGGATTGGCCCGGGGCTGACAAGCTCGCTGAACGCCTTAAGAAGACTATTCCTCCGCACCTGCTGGGTGAAGACGAAGAAGGTGGTCTCGGTATTACGGCAGAACAGCTTCAGCAGATGGAAGTCGCTATCCAAGAGGGTATGGCTGAAATGGCTGAGCTTAAGAAAGAGCTTGCCGACAAGAGTGAAGAACATCGTATCGCTATGTACAACGCTGAAACCCAGCGTATTCGTGCCCTCAGCGATAACATGGTTGACGATACCAAGCTTAACCAAGAAGGTATCAAAATGATTCTGGACGCTTCTGAGAAGTTGGACCAGCAAGAACTCAAGGCTTACACTGCTGAATTGCAGCTTGAAGGCCGAAAGCAATCGACTCCCGCAGGCAAATCTAGTGCCTCCGCTGGTGGGAACTAAGTCGCAACAAGTGAGTGCACAAACGGTTAAAGGACCGTAAACCTGACAAATGAGTACTGAAAACACTAACCTCGACGTAACCGATACTGACACTTCTTTGGACGACTTTGCTACTGAACTCTTTGGCGAGAGCCAGAAGCCTAGCGACACCGCCAAGTCGGAAGACGAACCAGAAGACGAAGTAAAAGACGACGCACCCGAAGAAACGGATACTCATTCCGCCGACGATGGCGCAACTGATGACTCGGAAGAGTCTGACGAAAACCCTGATGAAACGTATGAAGAAGAAGAGCCAGCGGCTAACCAGCCCAAGAAGGCAAATCGACTTCAAGAACGTATCAACGAGCTAACTGCTGCACGACGTGAGGCTGAACGCCGCGCTGAAGAGGCAGAACGTAAGCTCGCAGAAAAAGACAAACCGACTGAACCAAAACCGCAGGACACTGGTAAGCCTGCACCTACCACACTTGAAGGCCCTAAGCCTAGCGACCTA